CTGAAGGTCAGCGATCTGGAGCCTGACTTCAGACGGCAGTATTACGAAGACCTTCAGGTGAAGACGCAGGCGTTCAGCGTTCTGCGGACGGCGGGAATGCCCGCGATTCAGGCCTTTACGTTCAGCCATCTGAGCCGCGACCCGGAGTCCGACGCGCTTGTGTACGACGAGTATCAGGAGCGTCTGGCAGAGGAACTTGACAAACTGAACGGCGTGAACGAGGACATTCCGCTGAAAGAGGATGACACCACCGATCCTACGAGCGCGAACGGGATCGAGGCGCAGGCAAGCGCCACAAAGGAACCGGATGACGGCGGGAAAAAGAACGAGTGGGCGATCTGCCCGGTCTGCGGCAAGCGTTTCCTGAAGCGGGAGCCGAATCAGAAGTACTCCTCCATCGCCTGTGCGAACCGGGCGAGACGGAGCACTCCGAGGTACGGAGGCCAATAAATGGACGCAAGAAAGGTGGACATTTATAAAGCCTGCGACGCTGCGATCAAGGCGATGAACCGGGACAACGTGAAGGCGTTCGGAAGGCTGAAGTTGGCTGATTGGGACGAGATTCACCTGATCAGAACAGTGACGTCGGTGTACCGGACGAGCGCGAGAAGGGCACGTCAGCGGTACTACGAGGTGGCTTTTGAGGCGTACATTCTGGCGATGCTCCTATGCGGGGAAACGATGGAGAAAGCGCAGGAGAAGGCAGAAAAGGGCATTACAGGGGCGTTTGTGGATCAACTTCTGGAGGATGTGGATCCGGTGACGGGCTACAGCTTTCAGCGGGAAACGGAGCGGAAGGCGCAGCGACTTGCAGAGGCGCTTGAAGCGAAGGAAGACAAAAACGCGGAGATCGACAAGGCCCTGCGGTACTGGAGCCAACAGCTCGGACAGTACGCGATCAACTTCACGGACTACGCGGTGCAGCAGGCGTTTATGGACGCGGGAGTGGCGAAGGCCGAATGGCTGACGCAGCGGGACGGAAAGGTCTGCCTTGAATGCCACGAGCGGGACGGAATGATCTACCGGATAGAGAAGATTCCGCCGAAGCCTCATTGGGGATGCAGATGCATACTGCGCCCGGTGAGAGAATAACGGTTTTAGATGGCGGAAGCCATTTGAAATAGTCGGAGAGAAACGACGTTAAAAACACGCAAACCGCCAGAGAAGGCGGGTACAAATTTCGCAAAATATGTTCGTGCGGAGATGCACGGTAAAAAGCGCAAAGGAGTATGAGCATGGTTCGCAATCGCAACGGGTATTGGATGAGTCCGGAATTTTACGCTCAGTTCGCCCCTGACGCAGGCGGCGGAGAGAACGGTGGCGCGGGTGCTGCCGGAGACGGCGGAAGCGCCGGAGCAGACGGCGGCACGGACGGTGCCTCAGGAGCCTCAGAACAGGGGGCAGGAGTCTCCGGAGAAGGCGGGACGGACGAGAACAGCCCTGACGCGCTGAACGCTGAGATCGCTCGTTTAAAGGCCGAAATGGCGAAGCAGAAAGCGGCGATGGACAAGGCCACGAAAGAGGCCGGGGAAGCGAGAAAAGCGCTGAAGGCGAAGATGACGCAGGAAGAGATCGACGCCGAGGCAAAGAAGGCTGCCGAAGAACAGGCGGCGCAGGAACTGGACACCCTGCGGCGCGAGGTAGCCAAGGGCAAGACCGTCAAGAGCGTGATGGGAAAGCTTGGTCTCGATGAGGACGCAGCCGGGAACCTCGCGGATCATCTGTACGGAGCTGCGGACATTGAGAACGCGCTTCTGGAGATTCAGAAGGCGTGGCAGGCCAAGGAAAAGGCTATTCGGCTTGAGTTCGGAAAGATTCCGGGGCCTGGGGCCGGAGGGGACAGCAACAGTCCTGAGGCACAGGCAATCAGGCGGGCTGCGGAATTCGGCAAGGCCAAGAGTGCGCAGAACGAACAGGCTCAGAAAGCCATGAGTGCCTACATTCGGTAAGGTTGAGATCGGTCAGCCTGACCGATAGGGGAATAAATGACTCTTGTGAAAGGAGAGAAAGGTATGAATTTTGCCAAGACTGCTTATGCCGGAACCATTGAGATTCTGGCAAGCAACGATTATCAGGCGATTCCCGTGAAGGTTGCTGCCCCTGCGGAAGGTACGGTCGTAAAGGCCGGTACTCCTCTGACGGCTGCGGGTGCCTCCACTACGGGCGCGGGTGCCGTCGGCGTACTGCTGTACGACGTGGATACCGCGAAGAATCCCAACGCTGCTGCGGTGGTGCAGGGCATCATCGACGCGACGAAGGCGCAGGCGCATTCCGGCGTGACCTATGTTTCTGCCTTGTACGCGGCCCTGCCCGGCATTGTGTTCCGCACCAACATCGGCGTGAACGGCGCTACCGGAGAAACCTGATCTGACATTAGGAGATCGGCATGAAGACAGCTGTTTATTCAGGAACAAGGAATCTGTATCCGGACATGGTTACAGCGGCAAAAACGCTTGTGAAACATAGTTCCGTTGAGAAGATTTACTTCCTGGTCGAGGATGACACATTCCCGGAAAAACTGCCGTCCATTGTCGAAACAATCAATGTCAGCGGCCAGCAGTTTTTCCCGCAGCGATGCGCCAACTTCCGGACTCCGTTTTCCTACATGAGTCTGTTGCGTGTATGTTACACAAAAATCCTTCCTGAGAATATCGACAAGATTCTCCAACTGGATGTAGACACCATTGTAACCGACGATATCAACAAACTGTGGGATGTGGATCTGGAAGGGAAATGGTTCGCCGCTGTGGTGGAAGACAAATCCACGTATAAACCTTTCGGGCCGGTGTACTACAACATCGGAGTTACGATGTTCAACCTTGCACAGATCCGTGAAGAGTTTGCGGACGATCTGATGATCTATACGCTGAATACGCGCAAGATGCCGTATATCGATCAGGATGCATGGAATATGTACTGGCCAAAGGCCGTGCAGATTCCTGGGCGGTTTAACGAAAGCCGTGTGACGCATATTTCTGATAATCCTGCAATTGTACATTATGCCGGGGTCAAAAACTGGCAGAATGATCCGACGATTGACAGGGTTGAGTATCTGGAAGAAGCGCGGAAACTGACGTGGAAGGAAGTACTGCATGGCTAAGATACTCATTGCGGTTCCAACCTTTGAGACGATTTATCCGGACACCTACAAAAGTCTGTGGGATCTGGATAAGGACGGGCATGAAGTGATGTTTGAGTTCGTTCGCGGCTATGATGTCGCAACGGCAAGAAACAAGATCGCCGGGAGGGCAATGGATCTGGAAACAGACTTTGTTCTGATGGTCGATAACGATGTAGTGCTTCCGAAGGGCGCACTGAAACTGCTCCTTGAGGATGCCATGGATGTGAACCTTGGGTACTACGCCCACAGGGATACGGACAACATCTACAGAGGAAAAACCTGTATCTGCAAACTGAAGGACGAGAACGGCAAAGAGTATTACCATTACCCGCTTGAAAGCGAATATTCCGCAGAGGAAATGCACGGGATGGCAGAATCCGGAACCACGAAGATCGAGGTTCACGGCGGTGGTATGGGATGTGCACTCATCTCAACGGATGTGTTCCGTAAAACCTCGTACCCATGGTACGACTGGGTCAACTACGGGGACGCAAACAAAGGGATGCTGAGTGAAGACCTGTACTTCTGCTCCTTGTGCAGGACGTCCGGCATAAAGATTTATGCCGATGTCAGGGTAGGCTGCGGACACATGCTTCGGCACGTGCAGTGGCCTGAATAAGACAATTAACAATGAAAGGAGACTACCAATATGCTGTTTGATGGACTGTTTAGCCCTGCGGCCATCGGTGCCAACTGGACTGAAAACATCAGCAACCGGATTCCTTATCTGGGCGAAGGTCTTTTCCCCGCCCGGAAGCAGGCCGGTCTGGATCTGAAATGGCTGAAGGGCAGCAAGGGCATTCCGGTTTCTCTGATGCCCTCCGCCTTTGACGCCAAAGCGACCTTCCGCGACAGAATCGGCGTGGAAAAGGTCGAAACCGAGATGCCCTTCTTCCGTGAAGGCTTCAAAATCAAGGAGCGCGACCGGCAGGATATTCTCCGTGCCCAGAGCGCGAACGACCCCTATGTGACCGCCGCGATCAGCCGTGTCTTCGATGACGCGAACGAACTGATCGAGGGCGCTCTGGTGGTCAGCGAGCGTGAGCGGATGCAGCTTCTGTTCCCTGTGAACGGCAATGTCGGCATCACCATCACGGCAAACGGTGTGGACTACACCTACAACTACGATCCGGACGGAACGTGGAAGGCGAGCAACTACTTCGAACTGACCGACGGCAAGTGGTCTGACGCGGAGAACTCCGATCCCTTCGGCGATATTCAGGATGCGAAGGACGCCATTGCGGCGAAGACCGGCGCTGACCTGCGCTTTGCCGTGATGAACAAGACCACGTTCAAGTACCTGCGCAGCAACGCGAGCATCAAGAACCGCTATCTGACCAAGAGCGGCGCTGCCTTCGGCTACCTGACGGACAATGAGATCATCAACATCCTGAAGGACACCGCCGATCTGGACGGCATCATCCTGTACGACAAGCAGTATCGGAATGAGAACAAGGTTGCGGCCAAGTTCGTTCCGGACGGCTACGTCGCGCTGATTCCCGCCGGGACTCTGGGCGAGACCTGCTACGGCACAACGCCTGAAGAGGCCGATCTGATGGGCAAGAGCATCGCCACCGTGCAGATCGTGAACGAGGGTATCGCCATCACGCAGGAAACCACCGTGAATCCTGTGAACGTGAACACCTTCGCTTCCGAAATCGTCCTTCCCTCCTATGAGCGGATGGACGAGGTGGCCGTGCTGAAGGTTGTCTAAGGCACTTTTCTCCCGGCATTCGTCCTGTGAGGCGCATGCCGGGGAAACTTTCATCTGAAAGGAAGAGTCACCATGATTGCTACGCATAACATCAAGGTGAACGGCCGGTGGATCCGTGCCGGAGAGGCGTATGGCGAAGAGGCTGTGAAGGAAGAGCAGACGGCTGTTGAAATTCCGGAAGCGGCGGAGCAGGAAGCGGAACCGGAGAAGACCGAAAGGCCGAAAAGCACACGGCGCAGAAGCCGGTAAAGGGGAGGTGAACGGGATGACGTTGGAAGAAAAGGTGGTTATGTTGAAAACCATGATGGATGGAGACGCACCGGACGATGCCATCCTGATCGCATACCTGAAGATGGCGAGGCAGAAGGTGCTCAACCGGATGTATCCGTTTAAGGAAGATTTCACGGATATGGACGTTCCTGAAAAGTATGAGTCCGTGCAATTGCGCGTGGCGAATTACTGGATTTCGAAAATCGGCGCGGAAGGGCAGATTCAGCACATCGAAAACGGCGTTCACCGCAATTACGGCGCGAGCGACGTTCCGGATGAACTGATGAACGAGGTTGTCCCCTTCGCACATGTGATTCGATAAGGCGGTGGCAATATGAGGCTGCTGCACAGAAATCTGAAGGAATTTGAGTATCTGCCGTGGCTTGGAACAGAGACCGACCTGAACGAGGACGGGGAGCATACCGGGGAGTACCGCCCGGTGAATTACGGAGAGCCGGTAAAGTACAGGGGCAACATTTCCATGCCGAGCAGCCGCACGAACCAGATGTTCTACGGCATGGATATCCGATACACGCATGTGCTTGTCATGGATGATCCTGACGCGGATATTCAGGAGACCGGACTGATTCGGTGGAAGGGGCATCTGTACGATATCAAAGCGGTGAGGCCCAGTCTGAACCTGCTAAGCATTGCGCTGAGGCGGCAGACGGAGGATCACGCGGATGATGAGCCGGAGGAGCCGGAAACGCCTGTGGAACCTGAGGATCCGGACGGTGATGAGCCGTGAGCAAAACCGTATTGAAGCGAATCAGCATGACGCTTGACCCGCAGTCCATTGAGAAGGCAATTCAAGAGGTTGAGCAGTTCAAGACAACGTTGGAAAACATCTGCGTTGAGCTTGTCAAGAAACTCATTGAAGACGGCGTCAATGTTGCAAGAATCTTTGTCACCTCCATGGGCGCGGTGGACACGGGAGAACTTGCAGACAGCTTTCAAGCGGTTTACTTTCCGGAAGAGCACTGCGGTGTGGTTTTTACAGATTGCCCGCATGCTCTGTATGTAGAGTTTGGAACGGGCATTGTAGGCGCACAGGCTGAGGAAGGCGATGCTCACCCGTTGGCTGAAAAGCTAGGATGGGATTATGACGTAAATCAGCATGGCGAAGCCGGATGGTGGTACCCTGCGCCCTTTGGATGGTACGTTCCAAAGGACGGAGACGGCAAAGCGCTTGCATGGACAAAGGGCATGCAGCCGAGGCCGTACATGTATAAAACGTTTCAGGCTCTGAAGGAAATGGCAAAGACAAGAATCGTCGAGGTGCTGAACAGTACCAATGGAGGGTGAGCAATCATGATCGACATTGAAGTAAAAATCTTCAACAGCGTCTATCCCATTGCTGCCCCTCTGTGCGCAAAGAAAAGTTTTGTCAGCAACTTTCCTCAAAAGCTGACTGCGTTCCCGAC